GAGCAGCTCCAAATGCAAAAGGAAGAAACCTTAAAGTTGGCAGCCGATGCTGATGCTACCAAGATCAAGCTGGCAGAGGAACTTGCTGCTAAGAGGAAAACCAGACTTACCGGTGGTAACAGAGCACTTCTCTCGCAAGAACGGATGGCTCCTGAAACCGGCGTTATGTCAGAGTCTCTAGGTGCTGGTATTAAATAGTAATGCCAATTACTGTACTAAGGGATTCGACTGATACCCATTCTATTAGCGTATCGCCAAGCTATACAGACAAAGACTCTGTACAGCAATTGGTTGGCTCTGACAAACCGTTTCCAACGGTAGATGTTAACCACCTTAGATTACATGAGGGTCGTGCGTTCTATCTGTACACTACCCGTAATGATGGCAATAAGTTAGCCTCCGGTGCAAGTCTTGATATAGCCATTGCGTTTGCCAGTGGAGTATCTGCACACCTAATAGCTGACTATCAGTGCGGTGGCTCTGCTGAGTTTTATATATACGAAGGCTCAACTGTTAGTGGTGGGACTGCTGGAGTTGCGCTCAAACGGCATAGGTCTTCTACAATCGCCACCCAAAGCGCCTCAATCATTGCTCCAACTGTCTCCAGTACAGGAACGGAGATATTTGCTGGCTTAATCTCTAGCGCCCAAGGATCAGGCGGGACTGGTGGGTCGGCAGGAATATCTGAATACGTTTTAAGCCCGTTGACTACCTATTTATTTCGTGTTACTAATCGCAGCTCACAAGCTGAAATAGCTCATGTCCACTTGGAGTGGTATGAGTAATCGTGCAACTTGCTGAAACTAAAGGTTAATTATGGACTATGGCGATAGGAAGGATGGTTCTGCAAAAGGCATGGGGTTCTTTGGTGAGCTGAAGCGTCCAGGCGGCGGGGTGTCAACAGAAATATCTGTTGGGGTAGGAATGGATGGCAAGGAAATGGACATCCCATTGATTGTCCCAACCCTGAATAAAAAAGAACTTGATTACTTGTTAAACACAGATCTTAAGGATAAATCTTTTTTTAGCAATATGCCGAGAGCCATAATGCAAAAGGCATATGAGCACGCAAACACTCGTCGTAAATCTGGTATGTCCGTATTTGCTGAAGAAGGCGAGGTTTCAGAAGCGCCAACAGGTACAAAGGCTAGAGACAAAATTTTCGGTTATGAAATACGCGACCCATATGACTCTGAGAATTCATACTTTAAAGAAAACCAACACGTAACGGGAATGGCCGCTGATGACGGTAGAATTATATTAAACCCATTTAGCGGCTTGAGTCCAGAGAGCCAAAGACGAGTTGCTGGCAATGAGGCAACAAGGCTGCACATGAGAGAGAAGGGGTACGAGTTTGACTTTCCTGTACCACAAGCCGACCAAGCCCCGTTTAAAGGCACTGTTTATGCAGACCCAGAGAACTTGCATCACTTGCAAAGCACAATAATTGCTCGTGGCGTAGTTGGAGACTCGTCTGCTGGGGAGATCACTCCTGAGCAGCAGGTATGGGTTGACAGGATTAAAGCTGAAATGTTAGCTAAAGATTAAAAACTTTAAAGGTTTATTATGGATAAGAAGCTGACCGTTGCTGACATTTTAAAGAGACATGACATAGCGATCAGGAAGAAAGAGGACTTCAGAAGCCTGTACGATGACGCTTATGAGTTCGCTTTGCCACAACGTAACCTGTATGACGGGTTCTACGATGGTAATGTAGGTGGTGCAAAGAAGATGAACCGTATCTTTGATGCTACAGCCATCAACTCAACCCAAAGATTTGCCAATAGAATCCAATCTGGCATCTTCCCTCCACAATCTAAGTGGTGCCGACTTGAGCCTGGTCCAGATATCCCTTTGGATAGACGGGTTGAAGCTCAAACAGCACTAGAAGTCTACAACGACAAGCTGTTCGCTGCAATTAAGCAGTCCAACTTTGACATCGCTATGGGAGAGTTCCTCCTAGACCTGTGTGTTGGCACCGCTGTTATGATGATTCAGCCAGGTGATGACGTTAACCCTATTAACTTCATACCAGTACCGCAATTCCTCGTGGCTTTTGAGGAAGGTGCTAACGGTAAGGTGGATAACGTCTACCGCCGGATGCGTATTAAGGCTGAGTCTATCCAGCAACAGTGGAGTGACGCTATCATTGAGGGCAGGCTTAAGACTCTGGTTGAGAACACTCCAACAGAAGACGTGGAATTGCTTGAGGCAACCATATTTGATGCAGAAAAGAGTGAATTTATGTATTATGTGATACACAAAGAGAGTAAGTCTCAGATTGTGTACCGCAAAATGAAGTCTAGCCCGTGGATTGTTGCACGTTACATGAAGGTGGCTGGTGAGATATACGGCAGAGGTCCGTTAATTACAGCGCTTCCAGATATTAAAACGCTCAACAAGACTCTTGAGCTTGTCCTGAAAAATGCAAGTCTAGCAATCGCAGGAGTCTACACGGCTGCTGACGATGGCGTGCTCAATCCCAACACAGTACAAATAAGTCCTGGTGCCATCATACCCGTTGCACGTAATGGTGGGCCACAAGGTGAGGCTCTGAAGCCTTTGCCTAGAGCTGGTGACTTTAATGTCTCTCAGATCATTATGAATGACTTGAGGATGAACATTAAGTCCATTCTGCTGGATGAGAGCCTGCCACCAGACAATATGAGCGCTAGATCCGCTACTGAGGTTATGGAGAGGATGAAGCAGCTGTCTCAAAACCTTGGCTCTGCGTTCGGTAGACTGATTAATGAAACAATGATTCCTATAGTATCCAAGATACTGGATATAATGGATGACCGTGGGCTGATAGACTTACCACTGCGCGTGAACGGGCTAGAGATTAAGATCACCCCTGTATCGCCATTGGCTATGTCTCAGTCTATGGAAGAAGTGCAAAACATTATTCAATTCATGAAGATAGCCGAGAGCATTGGGCAGGAAGGCAAGATGATGATTAAGGTTAGCGCAATGCTAGATCTGATTGCAGAGAAGATGGCTATCCCTCGCGTCATTATGAATAGCCCAGCCGAGCGTCAGATGATGATTCAGCAGGCTACCGATGCAGCTCAACAGGTTGCACAGCAGAATCCAGAGCTTGCATCTAAAGTTGTTGAAGGTATGGCTAAGAACCCTGGCGCTATAATGGGATGAGGTGCGTAGACTGCAAGAACTTCTCCTTGCAAGCCTTAGATATGTCTAAGTATGGATTTGGACTATGTGCTAAGAAGCCTGACTGGCAGTATCAAAGCTATCAATACGTGCATGGATGTCAAATGTTTGCACCAGCCCCACCAGACGCTCCTCCAAAGCGTATATCGTGGATTAATAAACAGTTATCAAAGATGAAAAAGGATACAAATAAGTGGAAGATGGTTGGGAAGGGTTAGCGTCAGCTACCGTTACAGATATACGGGAAGTAATAACTGCAAGGGAAGATACTGACCGGTTATGTCTTCGTGTGTTTGGAAGTGAGGATGGAGCTAAGCTGCTTGCGTGGCTTAGACAAACCATCATAGAGCATCCAGTATGCGTTCCAGGGTCGGACCCAAGCTTCGGATATTACAGAGAAGGGCAATGTTCCGTTGTGAGGGATTTAGAAGCTAGAATTAAGAGGTCAAAAAAACTTTAAGGAGTAATTAATGGAAGAAAGCAAGAGCCAGCCCCAATCAGAGAATAGTGAGGGCTTACTGGCAGGAATTACATCACCAACAGACGTTGTAGCGCCACAAGAAGTTACTATAGATCATAGAGTTCCAGAGGAGAGTGATACTCCGGCAGATCGCCCAGCGTGGTGGCCTGAGAATTTCTGGAAGAAAGAAGACGCGGAGCCAGATCTTGAGGCTATCGCCAAGTCATGGACAGACCTACGTAAGCAGATTAGCCAAGGCAAGCACAAGGCTCCTGTAGATGGCAATTACGATTACGCTGCATTCGGCTCTGTTCCAGATACCGATCCAGTCCGTCAGCACGTCGAAGGTTGGGCTAAAGAGTATGGAGTTAGCCAAGCCGCACTAGACTCCCTCGTAGGAAAGGTTGTTGAGTTAAACGCTTCTAAAGCAGAGGTGTCAAACTTTAATGCAGCTGAAGAAAAGAAGTCTTTAGGGGCTAATTCGGATGCCATCATTAAGGGTATGGTAGACTGGGCCAATGGTCTAGTTAACAAAGGAGTCTGGGGACCGGATGACTTTAATGAATTTAAGGTTATGGGTGGTACAGCCAACGGGATCAAGGCTCTGATGAAGTTAAGGCAGAGTTACGAAGGCCGAATCCCAATGAATAGCGCCCCTATAGATGGTGCCCCGTCTAAAGATGAGCTGTATCAGATGGTTTCTGACCCTAGATACAAGACAGATGTCTCATACAGAGCTAAAGTAGAGAAGATGTTTGCAGCTCAATTCCAGAATTAAATCTTGGTAGTGCCCTTTGCCCGCTTCGGCGGGTTTTTTTTGCTCATTTTTTACTAAGTGTTTGACTATGTAATCATAATAATGTAAAAGGGTTCTAAGGCATACCGTATTTGCGGCCCTTAATTCAAGTATTCTTGACGATTGGCTGACGTAATCAGCAAGCCAGGCCCGTAATCCTACGGCACACCAATAGCGAAACCCTTTTTTTTAAACCTGTTCTTAGGAGAACACAAATGAGCGTATCTCTATCTAACGCCTTTGTCACCCTATTCGATGCTGAAGTAAAACAGGCTTACCAAGGCAAGGCTCAATTGGTAAGTGCTGTACGTCAGCGCCGTGGTGTCGAAGGATCTACCGTAAAGTTTCCAAAGGTTGGCCGTGGTGTAGCAACTCCCCGTATTCCACAGGCTGATGTAACCCCACTCAACGTTGCTTTCTCTACCATCACTTGCACATTGGCTGATTGGAATGCTGCTGAATACAGCGACATTTTCAGCCAAGCTAAAGTTAACTTTGATGAGCGTCAAGAGTTGGCACAAGTTCTTGCTAATGCAATTGGCCGCCGTCAAGACCAACTGATCCTTGATGCTCTAGCAGCATCTAGCACGGCTTTGACTGTTAGTAACGATATCGGCGGTGCTGATACCAATATGAACATGGCTAAGTTGCGCGAAGCTAAGAAACTTCTGGACAAGAGCAACGTCCCCCCAGAAGGTCGCAACATTATTATCCATGCAAATGGCTTGGCATCTTTGTTGTCAGAAACGTCAGTGACCAGCTCCGACTTTAATACAGTCAAAGCGCTTGTCTCTGGTGAGCTGAACACATACCTTGGCTTCCAGTTTCATGTTCTTGGCGACCGTACCGAAGGTGGTTTGGTTGTTGATGGCTCACTGGACCGTACTTGTTTCGCATTCCACCGCGATTCAGTTGGGTACGCAGAAGGAATATCTCCTCGCACAGAAATCAATTACATCCCAGAAAAGACATCGTTCCTCGTGAACACTGTATTTTCAGCCGGTGCAATCACGATTGATGCGGAAGGTATTGTTTCAATCGTTGCTCGCGAATCCTAAAAAGGAGATATAACATGGCTTTTTCCTCCACTGGTTTTAACGCAGTTAGTACATCAAAGGCAGGTAATGCTCCTTCTATGTACATCTACAAAACTGCTGATACGCAAGCTACAGTTAATACTGCTGGCTACTTCAATAGCGTTTACCAGCTACTGAATGTCGGTGATGTTCTGTTTGTATATGACACCACAACGCCGTCACTTGTGTTGACCTATGTCAACGCTGTATCGTCTGCTGGCGTGGTTGATATTGCAGACGGAACCACTGTAAGCGCAACAGATACTGACTAAGTATCTTCCAATAAACCAACCCTCAGAATACGGGGGTTGGTTTACGTTCTAAAGGATTGAATATGGCCGCTGGAGACACCGCACTATCAATCTGCTCTGACGCTCTGTTAATGCTTGGGGCAAAAGGCATTTCCTCGTTTACCGAAGGAACTGACGAATCTTCCGTTTCTGACAGACTGTATCCTAACATTAGAGATCAAGCTTTAATGATGTATCCGTGGAGTTTTGCGATACAGAAGACACAGTTAGCTCAATTAGTAACAACCCCTGTTAGTGAATACGCTTACGAGTATCAGCTTCCAGCCGACAGGCTTGGCTCTCCACGTGCTGTCTACGATTCCGCAGCACAGAATGTACGCCCTAGAACTGATTACAGGATTATGGGTGGCAAGTTACTGACCAATAGCGAAATCGTATACATAGATTACCAATACTCTGTTCCAGAAACAGAGATGCCCATCTGGTTTGTCCAATTGTTAAAGTATTTAATGTCGTGGCACCTAGCTATCCCAATCACTGACCAAGTAGATAAGGCTGGTTACTGGCAAACAATAGCTGTTGGCACGCCTGGTGACAACGGACGTGGTGGCTTTATGCGTAGTTGCATGAATATGGATGGGATGAACCAGCCAAACAATAGCATTAACGACTTCTCACTGATCGCTGTTAGATACTAATGGCAAGATTTGTCACAGTCCAAACCAACTTCACTACTGGTGAGTTAGACCCGTTACTTCGGGCACGTCTTGATTTAGATAAGACGTATCAAAACGCTTTAGAGAAGGCTACCAATGTTCTGTGTCAACCACAGGGTGGCGTTACTCGGCGTGGTGGACTCCGGTATAAGTTCACTCTACCCAATACTGGAGCAGAGTCTGCTGCCAATGGAGTCCGGCTAGTCCCCTTTGAGTTCAGTGTGACCGACAGCTATATGCTGTGCTTTACGCATAATCGGATGCACGTGTTTAGGCAAGGGGTGCTAATCACAAACATCAATGGTAGCGGTAAT